ATCTACCTCTTCTACAATGCCGCCTACTTCATCCGCATAGTCTTCAGCATCAGCTCTATTTTTATAAATCACACCTTCAGGCATCAGAATAACCTCGTCTTTCTGGCGATACCGCCATCGTTGCGTTCCAAATAATCAGTTCCGAAACCCCTACCTCTCATCACTTCTTCTTCAGGCGCTCCAGATATCTTTGTTTCCACGATACGAGCCCAGTCCTCGGAGTACTTCTTCTGTGCCTTGGCGCGGATTCTACTCGCCTGATACTCTGCCTCTGGCGTGTCCTCAGCTTCCTTCTCCGCGGCTTTCTTGAGTTGCTCGTCTAATCTCTCTTGAATAGCCCTCCGAGCATGACGCCCTGGGGCTTTTCGCGATGGTCGAATCGTGACTTTGAGCGGAGGCATCAGAATACTCTTGTTTTACGAGCGATACCCCCATCGTTACGATGCAATGTCTCAGCTAGGTCACGGTCACGGTCAGATACCTGTCTGCCGATGTCCTCGAGCATCTCTTGAAGCATCTTGTCAGAAATCTTCCATTTATCTGCGAACTTCATAGATTCATCAAGCTTTTTGCGATCAGCACGTCTCTCCGCAGGAGTTCCTTTAATTTTACTCACTGTCTCTCTTGCTCGTTGCGGCGATTCTCTTCGCCGCCGTGGCACAACCCTGATACCCATCAAAAGGTTCCTTTCCCATCATTGTCGTTGAAGTAACGACCGCGGACCTGTGACTCGGTTCCCTGAATTAGCTTCTCGGTTCCATGATCAAGCTCCTTGCGGCCCCACTCCACGGGAACATCCTCGGAGCCCTTGGTCACGTTGTACACGCTGATGGCGATCACATGACCACCTTTCTTGTAGCCACTCACGTCGTTCATCTTCTTCGCCTTGGCCATAAGACCACCTGCTTCCTTCCTGGGGATGTCCATCTGCTTGGACATCTGACCGATCATGCTTTTCCTAGCCATCTTGTTTCACATGAAACATCACGCCCTCTTCCTCGTACTGTGCTTCTTGGCAAGATACGCCTTGTATGACTTCTGGGCCTTCTCAAGGCTCTTATACACATGCCCCCCAAAAGTCCAGCCGCCTTTGACCTTGCGAATGGGCATTAGAATAGCTTGGCATAGCTTGACCACGGAGATTTGGCCTTCGCTACCTTCTTGAATTTAACCTTCGCTTTAGGCCCCGGCACAGTGCCCGTTGCGGTCGTACCCGGAAGTTGCCCCATGTGCATTTTCGGAGTCCGCAGCCCCTTAACTCCTCTTGAGGTCACCACTTGAGTGGTCGCGGTCTTACCCTTCATACCTAATTTCCTCTTCCGGGGGTGCCCTGATTAATGCGCTCGCGATTGACCGTGGCGCGTAGCAAGGCAATGTCTTCCTGGGAGTCGATCTTCTCCCGGGTGATGTCCTGACGTTCGTCTTCCCGTTTCTCCTCGAAAACCTGACGCTCGGAGAACTCATCGGCCTTACGCATCACATCCATGGCCTTGATGTCCAGTTCCTTGGAGCGAAGTTCTACCAACGGATCAACTTCACCTTCCGGCGGTGGCATCAAAGCGGCCATGACTTCCTCCGTGTACTGGGCAATCAACTCGGCCACGCGGGCTTCCACATCCACTTGAGGTGGTTGTTGTCCCATGCTCATGGCCTGTTCCATTGCCACCCTCATTTCCGCATCGACAACCCCGCGAGCCTTGAAGGCCACATGCTCGCACAAATGCGCCTGCAAAAGCGCGAAGATAGGTGGTGTCGAGGCCGGAATCGGCGTCTTCATGAAGATGATGTGCGCCGTCATATGAGCATCGTGATCCTGTGTCGGAAACGCTTGCAAGGTCTCCTGAATGATGGATTTTGCGTTCTCGATAGCCGGATCGGTCGGCTTGGGCGGCTCCGGAGTCGGTAAAACAGCCTCGATATTATGCACTCCAATGGCCTCGTAAATCCTACGATATGCCTCATAGAGATTGTGCATCTGGGGATTCGTCTGCGCCAACTGCAACTGGGTCTGCGCCAGGGCAAGCCGCTGCGACATGGAGTAAATGTTCGGGTCCGACACCGGTATGATATCGATGCGGTCATCGAAATCGGTCTGCTTGATGGAAGCTTCCGCGCCATAGACATTATAGGGATACATCGGAGGAAGCGATTCCGAGAACACCCGTGCGAGCATCCGGAATTCCTGCTTCTGTGCGTAATGAAGCCGCTTGTGAATCGCGGACATCACCTTGGAGCCACGCTCGAGAAGCGCAACGGTCGTCCCTACCGCGGCCTGCTGGTTTCCATCTCCGACCTGTAAATCCGCAATCGCCGCGAAACGGCGACCGGCATCCACGACAAAACCAAGAAGCGCCATTAGCGTCTGACTAGGCTCCTTGTATGGAAGCGGGAGAATACTCTCCTTCAAGGCGCCGCCAGGAACATCAATGTCGCGGAATTCGCCAGGAGACAAAGGCTCATCAGCATCGCGGATGCGAATGCCGCGGGCCTTAAATCCAGCTGGAAGATTCGCCAGTGTGCCCGCGTCGATCAATTGCCTCAAAATGGAAGTTGCAGAGCGGCCAAGACCACCAATCATGTGCAACAAGCCAAAGCCGTAGAAGCCAAGGCCAGGAAGGAACTTGTAATGGGAGAAGTACTGGATCTTACGGTAATACTCGTCACCGTCGCGCCAGTTCCTCCGGAGAGCAAGAACCTTGGAACTTCCTTCGTCTATGGTGACGATATAAGGAAGCTTGATTCCCGTCTTTTCCCCATCGAAAGGACTTACGTGCTCGAAACCCGGCAAATCAAGATCGGTGTGAACCTCGAGAAGGGTGCAATCCTGTTCATCGCCCCCTGTCTTCTCAATACCAACAAGATTCCGCTCCTTCTCACGAAGCTCGTCGTCAGCATCGTAAGGAAGAAGTTCCACGTCCTGATAGAAGCCGGCGGCTTGGAATTTCCGAACATCGTTCGTATTCATGCGAATGACGTGCGTAACACGGGAAGCCGACGAAAGATCCGTCGCATTATACGGAACCAGAAGATCATCGGCGGGAACAAAACGGGAGACCGCCCTGTCCAGCATGTCATCGAAATAGACTTTCTTGAACGCGCTCCCAGCCAGCGGAAGATAGAACAGGAGACGATCCATTTCGGGATCGTACTCATCCATCATATGCATGATCTGAAAGTTCATGAACTCCTGAACGCGCCGCGATTGCAGCTCGACATCAGGAGTGGCCGCGCCAATGACTTGCGTTCTGACGGGACCTGAACTTGGCAGAAGTTCCTTGTAGGCTTGCGCCTGAAATTGGGTAATGGCTTCCGCGATCAGCGGATGGGTGACACCACTGGCGCCACGGAAAGGCTCTTCACGACTTTCGTATTTGATCCCTAGAAGACCTAGTCCTTGGGTATATGCATCTTCCCAGTCCTGGCGCCCACTCTTGTCGTCCTCGTAATACCCTAGAAGTTCAGAGGCAATATCAGCAAGATCCCGGTCCTCCAAAAGCTCCGCCAGATTTGCATCCGGCTCGGCCATAAGTTCGGTCTTGATGGCTTCCTCGAAATTCAGGATAACGGAACCGTCTTCTTCCTCTATGATATCGGTCGGATCCTCGATCTCCTCAATCTCAATTTCTTCCTCCGCAAAACCGCCAAGAGGCATTCCTTGTGCGGGCATCACATTATCGATCAAGGAGACAGGTTCATCAGCCATCTTCTATTTCCTTAAAATAGGAGTACCAGTGACCCTGCATCTCCCGGACATCTTTCCAATGGTCTCCATTAAGATCCGTATGTCTTCCTCGATGACAATCCTTACAAAGATGTTCCGTTACCTCAATCTTATCAGAACCATCTATATCAGTACCGAAAAGATGATGCGGTTCGAGTGGCCTACCGGAACCACCACAATCTTCACAATCTACAATTTGCATCTTCTATTCCTTCAAGAATCAACAACCAATGTACCAGAAACTCCGGTGTCTGCCGCACCGTTTACACTCCATATCTTGACATGGACCTTAGTCTCCCCAAAATTAGTCTTAATATCAAATGTTTCCGATTGACCTGTGGGGATATCATCGTATTCCTTGGACCATCCCTGAGAGGAAGAAACTTTAATGTTCCAGGAATATCCATCAGGACTCGTAATCGTGCCGGTTACTTTTACTGTTGTACCGACAGTAGTGTAGTTTTTGCTATCTTCCCACTCGCCCGTATCATCAAGCGTGAAGTGCATTGTGTCCGATGAGCCCATCATTCCATCGGGGAGCTCATCTTGCCACACAATCATTTCATTTTCCCTTCGCCATATAGGCGGTCATTCCCATATATGCTCCAACCACACCAGCTTGGCCAATGTAAAACAGACCGAATAGATCTGAAAGAGCCTTTATCCGGCCATCCGGGAAGATCGGCAAAAATACCGCCGCGGTAAAGACGATCATGGATATCATGGACATCCACGCCATTCGTCGCTGGGCGTCCGACTTCTCATGCCGATCCATGACTTCTGCCAAGGCAAGCTCTGCATCCGAAACAACGCCATCGTTATCGATGTCCAACTTGTTATGCTTGCTGTCCTTTTGTAGCTTCTTCTGGGCCATCATCTTATCCTGGGTAGAAAGCTCTTATATCTTTGGACGGTGCAAAAACATTCCGCCAGCCTTGGCCCGCTCCAATGGGGCATGTAATGCCTTCGGGTGTCGTAAAAACAATCGTAAATGTCGCCCCTTCGGAAGACGCAAACACTTCAAAGATCCTGTTGTCACTCAGGAGACCAAAACCAACCAACGTCTCCTGGAATTCTCTGGCTACTTCGGCAACGAAATCCGAATGCTTCATGCAAAA